ACGGAGGCCGTAGACCCGCGACCGCAGCGCCTCGAGCCTCGCGATCACGGCGTGCGCCTGCGCCGACGCGAACACCGGTAGCGCGAGCGCGTGCTCCACGGCGGCGAGCATCGTCCGCACCGACGCCTGGATCTCCGCGTAGGTGCGCTTGGCCTCCTCGAGGTACGCGAGCTGCTCGCGGATCGTGGCGGCGACGGGCGTGTACGTGTCGTCTGGGTCGATGTAGGCGGCGACCGCCGCGGCCTCCGCGTCCGCGTCGTCGGCGTCCGCCTCCGCCGCCGCGGCGCTGTCCTCCGCGGCCGCGAACGCGGCGTAGGTCGCCGGGTAGCCGGTCTCCTTCCACGCGATCCGGACGTAGCATCCGTTCCGGACGTCGGCGCGGTACTCGGGCTTCCACGTCAGGATCGCGACGCGCAGCGTGCCCTCGGTCGGGTGCTGCAGCGTGCCTACGGGTACGCTGCGTAACTTCTCGATCAGCCGGTCGCGCCGGTCGGGGAAGAGCCCCGCGCCCAGCGTGTCGAGCAGCGCCGCGACGATCGTGCCGGCCTTGGCCTTCAGCCCCGTGTGCTCCAGCTCCGCGCCGGCACGGCGGTAGGCGGTGTGCTCGGCGAAGTCGTGACCGTGCTCGACCTCGATCTCGGTCGCCGGGAAGGCCACTCCTTCGTACGACGCCTCGAGCAGCGTCTCGTGCAGCAGGTCGGACATGGGCTACGGCGCGGGGGTGCGGTTGGCGGCGGAGGCGCGCGCGGCGTCGGCCCGCGCCTGGTCGTACGGGTCGGTCGACGCCCGCAGCGGCGCGCGCTGCAGGACCAGCCCGATCCGTTCGGCGAGTTGCTGGATCGACTCGCTCGACAGCGCCACCGGGCGGTTGAGTGTCTCGGCCGACAGCCCGCGCGTTAGCTCCTGGAAGCGCCGCGCCGCGATCGCGGCGACCTCCTGTTCGCGCGTCGCGTCGGACGTGAAGAAACGGCCGATCGCCGTCGTCTCGTTCATGTACTGCGCCTCGGCTGTCCGCCGGGCGTAGCCGCGCAGCACGTCACCCACCGTCGCGCCGTCAGCGCCCGTCGCCTGCGGGGCGCGGGTCGGGGCGGCCCCGAGCTGGTAGAAGACCGCCGCGAGGTCCATCCCGACACGGCTGACCGGGTTGTCCAGGAGCGCGCCGAGCACCGGGTGGTTGAGCCGGAACTCGCGCAGCACGTCCTCGGCGCTCACCGCAAACGCGCCCTGCCCATGCTCGCCGGTGAGGCGGAAGAACCGCTGGTTGTCCTGGATCGACCGCTTGATCGCGTCGCTCTGCGCGATGGCCTGGAAGGCGGGCAAGATCGTGTTGGCGTCGGTTGCCGCACCGACGCCGCTGGCGATCGCGCGGAAGTCCACGAGCCGCCCGCCGTGGGCGCGCAGGTCGTTGAACAGCTGCGTGCCCAGCTCCCGCGACCGAGCGTTGATGCCGGCGACGCCGGTGAGGAATCGGTTGGCGTTGCCGCCCGACCGGGCGTACGCCTCCTCAATCGTGCGCAGAAACGCATCCTGCTGGCTCTCGCCGGGGCGCGTGACGATCTGGCCGGTGCGGTCGAAAACTTCGTGCCCGACGAGCTCGCGCAGCCGCTCCTGGCCCCGCGCACTGGTGAGGTTCGAGAGGAATGCGCGCGTGCGGGTCGCGGAGACGTCGCCGCCACCGCCTCCGCGGCCGCCGAACTGGAAGAGCGCGTTCGTCGTAGCGAGGCTCTGCAGCGCGTCCTCAGGCCGGTTGGAGAGGAAGCGCGAGGCCGAGCCGCCGATGGCGCCCATGTGGCGCGCCGCGTCGCCGAAGCTGATCGAGCCGAGCCGTCCCGCCGCGATCGACTGCGCGAGCGCCCGCGGCAGGTCGCGCGTCGAGACGCCGAGCTGGCGCTGGTACTCGCCCGCGGCCTGCACGATGTCCTGCAGCGATGAGCCCGTCGCGAGCGCGGCCCGCGCGAGCATCGGCAGCACGTCGTTGAGGTAGGCGGCGCGGTCGCCGGCGCTGGCGAGCTGCGAGAACGACGATTGCGCCTCGCCGAGCGCGGTCATGATCGCGAGGGGGTCCAGGCCGGTGCTCGTCGCGGTCCGCTCCGTCGCCGCGACCAGCTCGCGCGCCGCCGCGGGGTTGCCGATGTCGCCGGCCGCGATCTGCGCGGCGCGCAGGTCCAGGTCACGGCGCACCTGCGCCTGCGCCCTGGCGTCGTCGCCGAACGCGGCGAGCGTGGCGAGGCCCGCGGCGCCGACGCTGGCGAGGACGCTGCCGGCCGCCGCGAGGGCCTCCCGTCGCTCCTCGCGCCGCCGGCCCGCGGCGGCGTAGTCCTCGCGCACGCGCCGCAGCTCCATCGACTGGTGGCGCGCGCGATCGCGCACCATCTGCCGGAAGATCGCCGTCTGCCGGCGCGCCTCGCGCTCGGCGACACGCGTCGCATCCTGCTCGGCCCGCTGGCGCGCGCGCGACGCCTGGTGCGCCTCCGCAATTGTCGCGCGGGCCTCGGCCTTGATCGCGCGGATGCGTGCCTTGGCCTCGGCATCGAGCCGGCGCGACACCTCGCGCTCGGCCTGCGCGCGCTGTGCCGCGGCCGCCTTCGCCGCCCGCAACTTCTCGGCCGCCGCCTTCGCCGCGAGCTTCTTCTCCTCGGTGAGCGTGCGGTCGATCGCCCGCACGGCGTCAAGCTCGGCCTTCGCCCGGGCCGCCGACGAGGCCCGCCCCTCGCGCGTGACGGCCGCGAACGTCTTCCGTGCGTCGGCCTGGATGGCCGCGAACGCCCGCCGGACGTCCGCGGGGTCGGCGGTGATCTTGAGGCTGGCGGTCATCGGAGGGGGCGAGGCCGGCGAACGTCAGCGGCGGATCAGGAGTGCCTCGACGAGGCGGGCGATCGCGACCGTGAGGCGGTCGAGCGCCGCGAGCGGGGACTCGCGCTTCAGGAGACGGTCGACGGCGGGGCGGAAGCGTTCGGCGGCGAGGTACGCGACGAGTTGTCGCTCGGTGCACTCGCGAGCCGGCCGACCGCTGTATGCAGCAATCCTCTCAGCGAGGGCGTATCGAAGTACGTGAGCCGCCGTTCGACCGTCGATCCTTTTCCCCAGGCGTCGACCAGCCTCTCCAACTCGCCGTCGAGGTCCTCGGCGGTTTCGAACGGGGAGCACTCCCGCTGCCACGCGAGGTACTCCTGGAACAGCGCCCCGAGCACCTCCGGGCGCAGCTTGCGCAGCGCGTCGGCGTTCTGGGCGAAGGGCCGCTCGCGGTCGGTCGGGTCGCGCAGTGCGACCGCCAGCACCTCGATCATCACGGCCTCGTTGAGCGCGCGCTGGTCGTCGTACGCCAGGTCGAGCTCGCTGAATCCCAGGGCGTCGCGCACGTACGCGTACGCGCGCTTGCGCGCCTGTTCGCACTCGGCTTGCGTGAGGCACCAGAGCGCGACCGTGGCCTCGGGCCGCGTCGGCCACGGGATCGCCTTCCACTCGCGCTCCTCGTCGCCCAGGAGCCGATCGAGCGGGCTGCGCGCGTCCTTGATGAACCGGTCGATGCTCACGGCGCTACGTCTCCGAGACGATGCGGCCGTGGAACTCCCAGCTCACGCGGTTCGCGCCGTCGGTGCCCGACTGCACGTCCGCGCCGCGGATGTCGCCGACACACTCGTAGGTCTTTCCGGCGATCTTGAAGCCGAGCGGAACCTCCTCCTGCGCGTTGGCGAGGCCGATCCAGTCGATCTCGAAGCCGCCCTGGGGGATTGCGTTCTCGACCTCCATCACGACCTTCTTCGGGCCCTTCGAGTGCCCGGCGCGGCCGAGGGCCATCGTGGTGACGTCGTTGTTGCCGGTCTCGATGCGGAACCGGCTCGTGGTCGCCTGCAGCACGGGGCGCGAACGGTACAGGACCGTCGCGGGACCTGAGTAGGCCATGGCTTGCCTCAGTTTGGTGGTGGGAAGAGGGGCTGAAGAGCGGGGCGGGCTACGCCGCGACCTGGCGGACGTTGCCGCCGATCACGTGCAGTCCGGGCATCGGCTCGAAAGGAATCTCGGCGTCGAGGCGGCTGGCGCTCGGGGAGGTCACGGCGAGCAGCGGCAGGTGCGCCTCGACGCCGGTGAGGATCCCCTGCTCCTCGTACTGCCGGAGCTTGAACCCGATGCGTGACTTCACCAGCGACGGCGTGGTCACGTTCGCGGCCTTCGGCGGCGAGCCGTCGGCGGTGTCCGCCGCGAGCTTGAAGCCCGCGTAGACCGCGGCGAGGTCGGCCCGTAGGTCGTCCGCAACGTGGTCGCCGACGGTCACCACCGAGGTGTCCATCACGCTGTAGTTCGGCTGCCCGCTGGCGAGGCACCGCGTCGTGATCGAGCGGACCACGGTGGTCAGCCCGTCGTCCGTGCCGGCGAGCGGCGTCAGGCCGTTGTTCAGTGCGTTCTCGATCTCGGTCGGCGTCGGGCGCTCGCCGGCGAACCGCTGGCGACGCACCGTCTTGAGCCGCAGCCCGTCGAGGTTCGCCGCGGGGTCGGTGGCCTCGCCCACGATGTTGCCGCCGGCCTGCGCGTCGCCAATCAGGCGCGCGGCGCAGACCTGCGCAGCGACTTCCTCGAGCGGTGTCTCGCTGTTGTAGTGCCAGACGCACTGCAGCCGCTCCTTGTTGCGACCGGTGGCGAAGGTCACGGCAGTGGCGTACGTGTCCCCGATGCACACCACGGCCTGCTGCCGGAGCTGCACCGTCACGCCCGCCATCGTGTCGAGCTGACTGGTCACCAGGCCCACGTTCGTGGTGTCGCGGTGGGCGAGCACGTAGCGGTCGAACTTCGTCCCGACGACGGCGGCGAGTGCGTTGGTCACGTCGTCGGCCATGGTGCCGCCCGCGAGCTTGTACGTGCTCTCGACCGTGGTGACGCCGGCGAACTGGCCGGTCGTGGTGACGCCGCTGGAGACTGGCACAGTCGTGATGCGCGTCTCCACGCTCGTCGAAGATACCCAGTAGGCGTCCACCACCAGGTCGTTGCCGCGGGGGCCGGGGTGCTTCGCGGTGATCGTCAACACGCCGAGCGCGTACTGGGCGGTGACGGGGAGGTCGGGCTCGTCGAGGATGGCGTTCGCGGCGGCGGTCGCGATCGTCGTCGCGGTGTCGCTGTTCGCGACCGCGACGTCGATGGGCTTCCCGCAGATCACCAGCCGCAGCGTGACCGCGCCGCTGGCGGTGCCGACGAACGTCAGCGTGGCGGACGCCTTCGTGCCGGTCGACTCCGCGACCGCGAGCAGGTAGACCGTCGCGTCGGGGTACTGCGCCGCCACCGCCGCGTGCATGCGGTGCAATTCGCTCCCCCGGCCCGCGTGCACGCGCGTGTCGTCGGGCGAGGCCGAGAAGATCGGCTCCGCGGCCGCCATCGTCCCGGCGTCCACCGAGAACGACGGCGCGGCGCCGGAGAGCGCGCTGCCGAGCGCGTTGCCGACCAGGAGGATCTTCTTCGGGGCGCTGCCGGCGCTGGCGCCCGCGCCGCCGAAGACGGTGCGGAGGTAGATGCCGGGGGTCTTGCGGCTCGACGAGAGCCCCACCACGTTGATCGTCATGGGTTACTCCTCCACCGGCTCGACGATCAGATCGCCGCGCGCGCCGGCGCGCAGGTAGTCGGGGTGAAACGGCACGATCTCGCCCTCGGGGAGCGGGTCGTGCGTGCGGCGGTCGCGGCCTGCGTAGAGCTGCCGGCCCTTGGAGTCGACGCGCTGGAGGCCGTCCGCCCCGACGAGCGGGAAGCGGCGGTCGTCCACCGCGAAGACGCGGAGGTGCTTGGTGGCCATGGGTGTCCTCGGGTGAAGTGGGAGACGGGCGCGCGACGCGGTCAGTACGTCGTGCGGAACTCGGTGAGCGGGTCTGGCGGGGTGTCCACGCCGCCCCGGAGGTTCAGGTCGCCGTCGATCTGCGCGAGCGGGCTGCTCGTGTCGGCCTGCGCGACCGCCGCCAGCTCGCGCTGGGCAGCCACGCGCACGACGTACACGTACGTGCCGCGTGTGACGTAGAACGGGCGCGCGTCGAGCAGGTCGACGCGGCCCGAGTGCCACAGCCCGTCGATCACGAGGCCGGCGAGCTTCGCTTGCACCTGGTGGACGAGGCTGTATACGCCGGTGGTGCTGCTGCCCTTGACCGCCTCATCGTGTCCGCGCAGCTCGCTGGCGACGACGTAGACGCGCCACGTGGAGCGCAGCACGAACGCCGCCGGGCCACCGGCGACGTCGATCGCCTCCTCGGGCGCCTCGCTCTCGAACGCGAGCAGCGCCGCGGGGGTGACGCCGAGCGCCGCAGCATCGACGGCGCGGTCGCGCCCGATCTCGCCGGCGAAGCGCGCGACGCGCGCCAGCGGGCCGGCGGGCGTAGCCGTGGCGAGCAGCGTCTCGAGCTGCGCGAAGAGCACGGCCTCGATGGTGTCCAGTGTCGCAGCGGGCATTGGCTACCGCCCCGAGACCTTCTGCCCTGCGCGCAAGGCCGCGTCGGCGGCCTCGCGGTCGAGCGCCGGGGCCATGCGGTCGGCGGCGGGCGCGAGGAACGGCAGCCGGACCTCGACGTACTGGCCGTACGTCTCCGGCGCCCAGACGACGCCGGCGAGGGAGCCGGCCATGAAGCGACCCGTGACGCCCATCGTGCTGATCGAGCGCTCAAGGTTGCCGGTGCGGTTCTGGAAGGTATGGCCGCGGCGCGCGTTCGCGGCGATCGCGTCGCACGACCGCTCCATCGCCGTAGCCATCTCCTCGTCGAGCGCATCGCCGAGCGCGTCGAGCCAGGCGTCCACGCCGCTGAACGCGAGGTCGATGCGCATAGGTCATGCGCTACCAGCCGCGCGGGTCGCTGGTGGAGACCCGCGCGGCGGCGATGGGAGCGGGCGTCGTCGCGCCGCCCGAGATCACCGCGACGCCCTTGGAGACGTCGCGCAGCCACGCGAGCGCGTCGTCGCGCCGCTGGCGGAAGCTACTGCCGTCGCCGGGCGAGTCGAACCCGATCTTGGTCAGTAGGTCGTACGCCGCGAGCTGGCAGACCGCTGCGCGCAGGTCCGTGCCCCACGTCGAGAGTGGCACCGACGAGCGCGCGGCGAGGTAGCTGTCTGCGACGCGGGATGCCGCCTCGAGCGCCGCGGTCTTGTCGGCTGGCAAGAAGGCGGCGAGCGCGGCGGACGGCAGGGCGTAGGTGCCCAGGTCCGCCACGTCGGCGTAGGCTGCCACGGGCTACCCCGCTACGCCTTACACTTGGCCGCGAGCCAGAACGGCCCGTAGCCCGCCGCACCGCGCGCGCGGACGCCGTAGACGATCTGGTCGTCCCAGAACACGTTGTCGTCGTCCATGCGCGTCTTCTGCGCGAACTGCGGCGCCTGGCGCTGCTGGAAGATGAACGGCTTCACCGCCCGCTTCGTGCAGAGCATGTACCACTCGGTATCTGAGCCTCCGGCGGCGGCCGATAGCTGCGGCGCGACGATCAGCCGCGCGAGTCCCTTGTAGACGTTCGACTGCGACGCCGTACCGGCCGTCGAGGGCAGCGTGTCGGCCAGCAAGATCTGGCGCGCCTGCATCTCGAGCGCGGGCGGCACGAGCAGCGTGTCGGCCTCGACGCGCAGCGACTCGCCCGACTCGTTGACGTAGCTTGCCATCGCCTCGCGCACTGCCGCGAAGTTGTCGTGGTTGAGCGCCGTCGACGCGAACAGGTTGTCGATCGTGTGGCCGCCGAGCGAGTGGTTGTTCGAGAAGAACGCCATGCCGTCGTAGGCTTCCTCGGTCTCGCCAGCGAGGATCGCGGCGAACACAAGGTCGTCGGGCCAGAGCGCGGCGCTCTCGCCCATGTCCTCGATCGTCGCGGCGTAGACGCCGAGCTGGTCGTCCTCAAAGTCCTCGACCGGGATACCGAGGGTCAGCTCGTACTTCTCGTTGGTGAGTTCGTAGGCGTACGCCTTGGCGTTCTGCACCTGCCGCTCGCCCTTCCACTGGCGCAGTTTGGCGATCTTCGCCTGGATCGGGTAGCTCTGCGTGCGTGTCGTCGAGGGGATGACCTGCGCGAACTGCGTGTAGAGCGGCGTGACCTTCTGGTACGCCTGCCGGAAGCGGAGGTCGAACGCGATCTCTGCGGCCGAGACGTCGCCCGCCAGGATGATGGGAAGTGCCATGGTTGTGTCCTCGGGTGATGGCGAGTGGAGGGCGCGCTAGAACGCGCGGATCGCAACCCAGACGCCGTCGCTGTCGACGGCGACGACCTTGCCTGCGACCGAGCGGGTGCCCGTACCGTCGGTCTTGGCGACGGTCTGGTCGTCGACGATGTAGCAGTTGCTGCCGACCTCGGCCTGGGTGATCGCGTCGCTCGACGTGCTGTTGGCGAACTTGAAGACGCCCTGCTCGACCTCGATAGAGAGGTCGCCGGCGGCGCCGCCGCTGTTGTCGACCGTCGCGGCGGCGCGGCCGACAGCGATCTTGCCGGTCGCGACCGCGCCCCTCTTGGCGTAGCCGGCGTCGAGCATGACGAGCGAGCCGCGCCAGATCTTCTGGGCGGCCATCTTGAGCGAGACCTTGCGGATGACGGCGTCGCCGCCCTGCATGGGCGTGTCGCGCTCGGTCGTGAGTGCGGCCATGGGGTGTTACTCCGGTGGTGCGTGGGGTGGTGGCTGCGTGGTGTCGGCGCTACGCCCGGGCGGCGCGCTCGCGCTTCGCGGCGAGGTACTCGGCCTCGCTCACGCCGGTGGCGCGGCAGATCTCGCGCTCGCGCGCGGTGAGGACGGCGCCCGCGCCGGTGGCGGAGTCGCAGGGCGCGACCTCGCGCTTGGTCTTGACCTTCGGCGCGGCCGCGGCGAGGTACGCCTGCAGCGTCGCGAGCGGCTGCTCGGCCCAGAAGCCGCGCTCGGCGGGCGGAATCTTACCCTCATCGACGCCTTCGTCGAGCAGCCGGTCGCGCTCGGCGCGCTCGACGCCGGCGCGGACCTGCGCCAGCTCGGCGCGGAGGGCCGCGGCCTCGACGTGCGAGGCCTGCCACGCCCTGAACGTGCCGAGCGCCTCGGCGGCGGTCGCGGCGCCGGCGAGCCCGAGCAGCTGGCGGTGGGAGGTCTGGAGCGAGTGCACGGCGGTAAGCGCCTCGGCCTCGCTCGCGTCTGGGGCAAGCCCCAGGGCGGTCAGGAGTGTCTGCATAGTCTTTCCTCGGGGGGTGGTGCGGGTCGGTGCCGCGGCGCTCGGCCGGGCGGTGGAGCGGGCGGAGGCCAGGTCGCGTGCGTGGGCGACGGCAGCCGCGAGGTTGCCGACGCGGTCGGCGAGACCCTTCGCGACGGCTTCGCCTCCGTAGAAGCAAGCGGCCTCGAGCGCGAGCACGGCGTCGCGGGTCATCTTCCGGGCCGTCGCGACCTCGCCGGCGAAGACGCCGGCCAGGTAGTCCACGTCGGCCTGGAGGCGTGCCCGGGCGTCGTCGGCGAGCGGCAGCGCCGGGTGGCCGTCGGCCTTCGCCTTGCCCGAGGTGAGGACCGCGACCGAGACGCCCTGCGTCTTGAGCGCCTGCGAGCACTCGGTGAGCGCGATGATCACGCCCACGCTGCCGACGCAGCCGGTATCGGGCAGCACGACCGCCTCGGCGGCCGAGGCCAGGGCGTAGGCGGCGCTTGTGGCCATCTCGTCGGCGTAGGCCACCACCGGCTTGCCGGCGGCGGCGGCCGCGGCGCGGATCGCGCGGACGCATTCGAAGCACCCGGCGATCTCGCCGCCGGGGGAGTCGATCCGTAGCACCACGGCGCGCGTGCCACGGTCCGCGAGGGCGGCCTTCACGCGGCTCTCAATCGCGTCGTAGCCGTCGCCCTCGAACATCCAGCACGACCAGGCGCGCTGGGCGAGCGGACCCTCGACGGAGACGATCGCGACGTCGCCGTCGCGGGCGAATGGCTGCGCAACCGCGGAGCCGCCGTCGGCCATCGCGGCGCGCGGACGGAAGCCGGCCGCGGCGCGCACGCCCTCGATGGCGCGCGGGTCGAGCAGTACCGGGCGCGCTAACGCGGCGTCGAGGCGCGCGCGGAAGCTCGCCGGCATCTCGGCCGCGGCGGCGATGGCGGTGTCTGGCATGGTCATAGGATCACGCGGTGGGTGCCGTCGCGCCCTCGGGCAACGCGGCGCGGGCACTCGCCATGGCTACGGTCTGGCTCATCGGCTCACCAGAAGACGGTCACGCTTGCGACGCTGGTCCCGCTCGCGAGGATCGCGGTGGCCTGCACGTCGAGCTGGTCGCCCTGCTGCAGCCCGGTGATCGTGTCGGTCGACCCGTCGGCGTACTGCAGCGACAGTGCGCCCGATCCAGCGGCGTTGATGCGGATTCGCCGGCACGCGGCGTTGGTCACGAGACCGCTCGTCGCCAGCGTCGCGGCCTTCAGGTCGATGTCGCTGCCGAAGCTCGTGTACGTCTTCGACGCGACGGCTGCGGCGAGGGAGTCGGAGTTGCGAGCCATGTCAGCAGTCCCGCCGCAGCGCCCGGGCGTGGGCCCGGCGCTCGGCGCGGTTGAGCGGGGGGTAGTCCGGGTGGCCTGGGCCGGGGATCACCCGGCGCGGCATCGGGTAGTCGGTCAGCGCGGGGCGCCGGCGGCGGATGACAGACGTCAGCAGCGCCAGCAGCGCGCAGACCGCGGCGGCGTAGAGCAGCGCGAGCAGCATCACCCCTCCGTTCCGGTTCGCGCGTGGTCGGATTGCGGCGGCATCTCGGCCTTCGACGCCAGCTTCAGGCCAAACGACTCAATCACCGGCCCGACGTCGATGCCGGCGGCGTGGAGCTTCGCCAGCGCGTCGCCGAGTTCGTTGAGCATCTTGGCCTTCTCGGCTTGGTCCTCGGGCGCCGTGGCGTTGCGGCGCGGCCACGGCGCCAAGCGGTCGTCGCCGTAATTGAACGCCGCCCACGGGCGCGCGAGCTGCTGGTAGTCGGCAGTCGCGAGGGCCTCGGCGTCGGCCTCGAGGTAGTCGATCCGGACCCGGTCGAGTACCTTCGCCTTGGCGTAGCTGCCGGTGCTCTTCTCGCTGGTGTTGTTCTGGCCGGTGATCGCGATCTCGACGTCGTTGGCAACCATGGCCAGGAGCTTCTCAAAGCCCTCCCAGCTGCGATCCCTGACCTCGTGCAGCGCGATGCCGAACGACTCCTGCTCGGTCGCGCCCTGCGGCGACATCACCGTGGACTCGCTGCCAAGCGCGGAGAGGCTGGCGAAGAAGTCGTCCTTGTCGGAGTCCTTCGCGCTGGCCGGGACCTTCGCCTCGACGATCGGCAGGCCGTGCTTCTCGGACCACCGGGCCCAGTCGCGCACCGCCTCGGTGCGGATCTTGTCCTCCAGCCCGAGGCAGCGGACCACGCCGCGCAGCCACGCGCGTCCCTCCTCGGCCTCGAGCACGTACCAGTCGTCGTCGGGGTCGACGACGGCCTCGCCATCGCGCGTTTGCACCACGTAGTGCTCGAGATGGTCGTCCCAGCGCACCAGTGCCATCGACGGGATCGGGCGCAGCCGCGGCTGCCAGACGCCGCCGATGGTGGTCCACACGCGCTCGGCGATGCCGACGCCGAGGGTCACGTACCAGCGTACGAGCTTGCCGGCGGCGGCCTCCGGCGCGACGTCGTACCACCGCGCCTCGAGGTCGGCCGCGATCGCCGTGGCCCGACGGCCGCCGAAATGCGCCGGCTCTACGACGAGCGGCAGACCGAACACGCCGCGTACGCGCGTGTTCAGCGCCCCCATGATGCGGGGGTTGCGCTCCATCGCCTCGGCGAGGTGCGCCGAGTTGTAGAAGACGCCGGTCTCGTGCTCGTTGAGCGCCGCGCGGACCGTGCTGACGGTCCACGACGACAGCGACGGGGTCTGGACGCCCCAGTACGAGCGCGGTCTGGTGCGGCGAGCCATCAAAGTCGGGGCTTCGGGAGGCGGTCGCGGTACTTCTGGAGCGGCGACAGGGCGGCGGGCGGCCCCGCGACGAGGTTCAGCTCGGTGAACCCCTGCACAAGGGCCACGACATCGTCCGGGCAGTGCGCGCCCGTAGCAGGGTCCCACTCGGTAGCGTTGCGCTCGAGCGTTGGGAAAACCCCGACGTGCGAGACGAAGCCCTGCATGTACAGCTGGGCGATCGGCTCAGCGCGCAGGTGCGCGCCGCGGGCGGCGTGGACGTCCTTGTACGCCACGTGCGCGACCTTGCGCTCGCCGCGCCGGTGCATCGCCTGCGCCGCGGCCCGCACGGCCTTGCCGACTAGGTCGCCGCCCTGGTTCTTCTCGCCGACGATGCAGTCGGCCTGGAGGGAATCGTAGAGCCTGACCGCGACCTCATCCCAGCTCGCGTTCGGGTACCTGCCCGACGCGTCGCGCAGCACGTAGCCGCGCCCGTCGATGCCGGCGCCCACGGCAACAATGCCTGTGCGATCGCTCTTCGCGTGGGCCGTCACCGCAGGGTCGATCGACACCACGATGCGTCGCAGCGGCGGGGGCGCGATGACGCGGTGCTGGGTGATCCACTCCCAGCGCCAGAGCGCGCCATCCACACGCCTGCGTGGCTGACCCTGGCCGAGTGCCGCGGCGTCCTCCTCGAGCATTGAGTTGAGGTGCGCCACGGCGCCTTCGAGCGTCCACCCGAAGGTGCGCCCGTCGGGCAACTCGCGCCGGGGGTTGAGCACCCGGACCGCGTCGGTGTATGGCGGCGCCGCGGCAGTGCCGTCCGCGCGGGCCAGCATCGGGAGATTGATGACCTCCCAGCCGGAGCCGAAATCGCCGCGCGCGATCTCCCCGATCAGGTCGTCCTCCACCCAGCGGGTGTGGACCACCAGCACGCTCATGCCTTCCTGCCCGCGCTGCAGGATCACCGCCGAGAACCACCTGCGCACGTGCGCCCGGGTCGCGGCTGAGAGCGCTGCGCTGCGGTCTTTGTACGGGTCGTCGACGACGGCGACGACGGCGGGCTGGCCGCTGCCGGGGCCGTCGACCGAGGTGAAGAGGCACCCGCCGCCGTGGCCCGTGCGCCACATCCGCAGGTTCTGCCGGTCAGCCGCGAGGGTCACCCCGGCGCGCCGCGCGATCGCGCGGGCGAG